CGGCCGGCAGAACGGCAAGACGACCATCGTCGAGGTCAAGAACCTGTGGAAACTGTACGTCCTCAAGGTCGGCCTCATCATCGGCACGGCGCAGAACCTCGACCTGTCCGAGGAGTCGTGGGACAAGGCCGTCGAGATCGCCGAGTCGATCCCCGACCTCGCCGCCGAGATCAAACACATCGACCGAACCAACGGCAAGAAAGCGTTGCGGCTCGAGCACGGCTCCCGGTGGAAGATCGCCGCCGCGTCCCGCAAGGGCGGCCGCGGCTTCTCCGGCGACGACGTCAACCTCGACGAGCTGCGTGAGCACCAGTCGTGGGACTCGTGGGCCGCGGTGTCGAAGACGACGCTGGCCCGGCCGAAGGCCCAGGTGTGGGCGTTCTCGAACGCCGGGGACGACAAGTCCATCGTCCTCAACGACCTGCAGCTCAAGGGCCGCGCCGCAGCGAAAGGCGGCGGCGACGGGACATTCGGCATGTTCGAATGGTCGGTTCCCGACGACACCCGATGCACCTGCGTCCGCGAGCCCGACGCCGACCACCGCCCGGATTGCATGCTCCTGGACCGGCGGCTCTGGGCGATGGCCAATCCGTCTCTCGGCTACACCATCACCGAAGAGGCGATGGCGGCCGCGGCGTCGACCGACCCGGACGCGGTCTTCCTTACCGAGTGCCTGTGCCAGCACGTCCAGTCGATGGAACCGACCTGGCAGGTCATCCCCGAGTCCGACTGGGTCCTCGCGCAGGATCCCAGCGCGGAGCGGGTCGACGGTGCCCGACCGTCGTTCTGTCTCGAAATGGCGCCGGACCGGTCCTGGTCGGCGATCATCTCCGCGTGGCGCCGCCCGGGCGGGCTGCAGCAGATCGAGGTCATCGACTGCCGGCAGGGCATCGGCTGGCTCCCGGCCCGGTTCCTCGCCCTCAAGGAGCACAACCCCGCCGCCGTCGTCGTCGCCCGCGACTCCCCGGCCTCGTCCGAGGTGCCGACCCTCGAAGCGCTCGGCATCGAGGTCACCCGCATGGGCCAACTCGACTACGTCGCCGGATCCGGGATGCTCTACGACGGCATCGCCGGCCCGCTCGACGACGACCCCGAGGTCCCGTCGCCGCGGACCGTCCGGCACGCCGGCCAGGCCGACCTCACCACCGGCATCCGCCACGCAGCCAAACACCCACCCGGCGAGAAGGCGTGGTCCTTCGACCGGGCCAGACCGTACGGCTGGCAGGTCAAAGGCGCCGTCGGAGCCCTGTGGGGGCTGAACACCTTCGTCGAGGAACCGGCGCAGCCGTTCTTCGGGTCCTGGAGATAACCATGGTCACCATCGACGCGAAAGCGCTCGACCGGATATCCGCCCGCGCCGACGACATCCACTTCTGGCGCACCGTCCTCACCATCCTCGCCGCGATCCTCTACGGCGCCGGGTGGATCACCTACAAGACCTTCGCAGTGACCTGGCTCGCCGCGAAATGGTCCTACGCGGCTGCAGCGACCGGGTGGGACGAAGCGAAACGGCCGAAGAAGCGCTGAGAGCGACACAGGGCAGGTGGTGAGCGCTCGTGGGGCTCCTGGAGCGCATCGCAGCCCGCGGTGAGGCCCGCTACTCGGCCGACGACTACCTCACCCAGTACGTCATGCCCGCCCAGTGGTCCCCGTACGGCAACGGCCTCGTCCAGACCCTCGCCGGCAACCGGGCGTCGGAAATCGTCAACACGCTGCCGTCGTACGCCAACGCGGTCCGCAACTGCCCGCCGGCGTTCGCCGCGCAGCTGTTCCGTGCCCTGGTGATGTCGCAGGCCCGGTTCACGTTCCGGAACCTGCCCTACGGCAACGGAAACCCGCGCCGGCCGTTCGGATCGTCCGGTCTGGGCATCCTGGAGAAGCCGTGGACGAACGCCACCACCGGCGAGCTCATCGCCCGCATGGAATGGTCCGCCGGCCTCGCCGGAAACGCCTACGTCATCCGCCAGCCGAAACGGCTGCGGGTCCTGCGGCCCGACTGGGTCGCCATCCTCTACGGAAGCCACCAGGAACCCGAAGACGCCGCATACGCCCTCGACGGGGAAGTGATCGGCTACGTCTACCAGAACGGCGGCCTCTGGGGCGGCACCGGCAGGCCCCAGACGATCCTCCCCGGCGACATGGCGCACTGGTCGCCGATCCCCGACCCGCTGCACTCCGGCGTCGGCATGTCGTGGATCACCCCGGCCGTCCGGGAGATCCAGGGAGACCAGCTCGCCACCACGCACAAGCTGCGCTACTTCGAGAACGGCGCCACCCCGAACCTCGTCGTCAAAGGCATCCCCGCAGCGACCAAAGAACAGTTCGACCAGATGGTCGAAATGATGGAAGGCAGCCACGCCGGGGTGGCCAACGCCTACCGCACCCTGTACCTCACCGCCGGTGCCGACGCGACCGTCGTCGGATCCGACCTGAAACAGGTCGCGTTCAAAGAGGTCCAAGGCGCCGGCGAAACCCGCATCACCGCCCTGTCCCGGGTCCACCCGGTACTCCTCGGCATCTCCGAAGGCCTGCAGGGCTCATCGCTGAACGCCGGCAACTTCGGCGCCGCGAAACGAACCTTCGCCGACACCTGGCTCTACCCCAGCCTGCAGGACCTCGCCGCATCCCTCGCCCCGATCATCGACGTCCCGGCCGGCGCCGAACTGTGGACCGACACCGCGGACATCCCGCTGCTCCGCGAGGACGGCAAAGACGCCGCGGACATCTCCGCGACCCGCGCCCAGGCCCTGCGGCAGCTCACCGACGCCGGTTTCGAATGGAAGTCTGCCGTCGACGCCGTCACCACCGGCGACTTCTCGCGCCTGAAGCACTCGGGCCTCTACTCGGTGCAGCTACAGCCACCGGGTGCGGGAGACGACGACGCGAAAGCCAAAGCCGCCGCCGCGGAGGCCGCGCTACTGAAGACCCAGATGGACACCGTCAAGGTCGCCGTCGACGCTGGCTTCGACCAGGAGTCAGCGGTCACATCCGTCGAGGACGGCGACCTGGGCAGGCTCGAACCCGGCCGGCAGCCACCCGGAAGTGCCGCCGCGCCGGTGAAGGTCGGCCCACCCGAATCGCCGAGCCGGTCCGTACGCCACCTGCCGGGCAAGCACAACCAGCTGAGCCACGCACACGGCGGCGGATCCGACGACGATGACGACGAGCCGGAGAAGCCACCGGAGCCGGAGATGCCGACCGTGAAGGTCCGCACTGCCACCGGAGGCAACATCCACTTGTCCATGCAGGACGGCCAGCTGACGATCAGGATGCCGCCCATCGACGGTGTGGACGGCCCGGACTCGGTGACCCTCGACCGTGCGACCTCGGCAGAGTTCGCCGAAGAGCTCGAAGTCATCGAAGAAGTCGGCACCGACTACAACAACAAGGCCAAGAAGGTCTTCGCCGCGGCCAAGAAGGCCGAAGCCGCCGGCGGTGGCCAGGAGGTCTGGGAACCCTGGTTCGAGATCGGCTCCGACGGCCAGCGGATCATCGGTGGACAACTCGACGCCGGCGGTGGGGCGGAGCTTCACTACGAGCTGTCCATGGGCGACGAACCCGGCGAGATGATGCTGGCCATCGCGATCCGGCCACCGGACGCCGACGAGGACTGGACGCTGGACGCGGCCGCAACGGACGGGGCGGGCGACTTCCTGAAGTGGAACCAGGCACGCAAGCTCCGCCAGGAAGTCGACAAGCTCCTGGCCGACGCCGCACCCCAGCGCGGAACCACCTGAAGAAACACATGGCCGACGAACTGGCCAAACGCGTCGCGGCGCAGTGGTTCCACGACCGGTACGGCTACTGGCCCGGCCACCAAAAGGGCGACAACCCGACCGGGCCCGGCTGACTCCCGCCCCCACGCACACCCTGAAGGAGGTGCGTGGGGATGTCCCGCGCGCAGAGCATGTGTGTCCGCTCCGTCGACTTCAACGCCGAACCCTCCGACGACGGGTTCACCCTCGAGGGCTACGCCGCCGTGTTCGACTCCCCGACCCGCATCCGTTCGTGGGAGGGCGACTTCACCGAGACGATCCGCCGCGGCGCGTTCGCCCGGTCGCTGAAGGAACGCACCCCGGTCCTGCAGTACGACCACGGCAAGGATGCCCGCGTCGGATCCGTTCCCATCGGCGCGATCGAGGACGTCCGCGAGGACGGCAGGGGCCTGTACGTCCGGGCCCGGCTGTACGACAACGACGTCGTCAAACCCGTCCGGCAGGCCATCGCCGGATCCTCGATCAAGGGCATGTCGTTCCGGTTCGAGGTCCCCGACGGCGGCGACGACTGGACCCGCGACGGAGCCGCCGAACACCGCGACATCCGCGACGCCGACGTCCACGAACTCGGCCCCGTGGTTTTCCCCGCCTACGACACCACCTCCGTCACGGTCCGGTCGCTGCTCGCGCAGCTCGACCCCGGCGAACGTGACGCCCTGGCCCGCGAAGTCGCAGCACTGCTGCGCGCGGACCTCCCGAACCTCGCCGGGCGACCCGCAGCGGGTGCTGCGGGTGGCGGCGAACCAGGCACCACAACGTCAGGAGACGTCACGGCGCCACCGCACCAACAGCCGCATCTCCGCCAGCGCCTCGACCACGGGGCGCTTCGAGCAAGAGGAATCCTGCCGTGACGATCGAACTCATGGCCGAGCTCCGCGGAAAGACCGTGGACGGCCTCAAGGACAACGAGACCCCGGAAGAGCTCCGCGGCCTCACCCCCGACGAGCTCCAGCAGTTCGTCAACGTCCTCGACGCGCACCTTCGCACCATCCACACCGACGAGGACACCGGCGCCCTGCGCGACAAGACGCCGGCCGAGCAGACCGCCTTCGACTACGGCCTGCGGCTGCGCGACATCGCGATCCGCAAGCTCGACGAGCACCGCGCCGTCCAGGAGGTGTTCAAGCGCCGGCCGAAGGCCGTCGAGGCGGCCATGTTCAACGCCCCGCGTTCCGACGACGCCTACGCCGACATCCGGCGCATGCCCGTCAATGAGGCCCGTGACCGGGCGCTGCGCGTCCTCGACGACCGCAACTCGTCGTCGCACCTGCGCGCCGACGAGAAGGACGAGGTGGAGCGGCAGGTCCGCAAGTCCACCGACATCGCCCGCCGGATCCTCGTCACCGAGAACGAGGACTACCGCGAGGCGTGGCTGAAGATGGTCACCCGGCCGAACGGCCACATGTACCTGACCGACGACGAGCGCCGCGCGATGCAGGCATTCGACGAGTACCGCACGATGAGCGAAGGCACCACGACCGCTGGTGGCTTCGGGATCCCGGTCAAGCTGGCCGCCTGACGCCGCGAGGTGTCAGTGAAAAACCCGAGAATTGCTGGGACATCCCGCTAGACGTCCGCACCACAGCGTGAGGCGAAAGCCTGAGCGCGACGGTTCGAGAAGCGGCCGTTAGGGACAATCAGCAGCCGAGCCCGCCTGGCGAAAGCCGACGGGAAGGTTCAACGACCATGTACGGGTTATCTCACTAGACCCGAGAGTTGTTCTATACTCTTGTCCGTGTTCCCGGACAAGAACTGCGAGATCTGCGGCAACACCTTCACGCCACGGCGCCGGGCCGACCGGACCTGCTCGCTGGATTGCTCTGTGCAGCACCGGCGCAAGCTCAGCCGGGCCACCAGCGCGCGCCACTACAAGCCTCGGGCACCACGTCCCGACGCCGTCTGCGAAGGCTGCAACGCCTCCGTGCCGACGCCGAAGACCGGGCCGAAGCCGAAGTGGTGCAACACCTGCCGGGCCACGAAGGAAGACGAGCGGGCACGGAAGCGCATCGCCGTCCGCCGCTGCCACAAATGCCAGACGCCCGTTCCCGCCGCCGAGCGCAAGCCCGGCAAGGCCGTATGCGACGACTGCCGGACCGACCCCCGCAAGAACCGCGAGGCGCACGAACAGCGCCGACGGCTCCGGCGGTACGGCATCGACCAGGCCCGGTACGACCAGATGCTCGCCGAGCAGAACGGTCGTTGCCCTGGATGCGGCACGACGGACCCCGGCGCCAAGGGCTGGTGCATCGACCACTGCCACGCAACCGGACGCGTCCGGGCGCTGCTGTGCAACCGGTGCAACACCATGCTCGGCCTGGCCGGTGAGGACCCCGCGATCCTGCGGTCACTCGCCGAACTCGCAGAACAACTACGGATCGACCCGAGATAAAGATATGGTCTGAGCTTCACGGAGACGTGAAGAGGCCGGCAGAAATGACCGGCCCGCCCGGCGACGGGTAGTAACAACACTGCTTCATCGATCCCAGCATCATCATGACCGCGCAGGGCTCGGACAACCCGTTCCTGTCGATCGCGCGGCAGGTCGACATCAACACCAACGCCTGGAAGGGCGTCTCCTCGGCCGGTGTGTCGTGGTCGTTCGACGCGGAGAACGTCGAGGTGTCCGACGACTCCCCGACGCTCGCCCAGCCCGTCGTGACCGCCTACATGGCCCGCGGGTTCATCCCCTACTCGATCGAGGTCGGGCAGGACTACCCGTCGTTCGCGTCGGAGATGTCGCAGCTGCTCGCCGAGGGCTACGACGAGCTGCTCGTCGACAAGTTCACCCGCGGCTCCGGCACCGCCGAACCGCAGGGCGTCCTCACCATCCTGTCCGCCACCGCCGGCAACCGGGTCGGGGTGCAGACGTCGGGCACGAACTTCGGCCCCGACGACCCGTACCGGGTGTGGAAGGCCCTCGGGCAGCGGTTCCGCCGCAAGGCGTCGTGGCTGATGTCGGTCGACGTCAACAACAAGATCCGGCAGCTGGCGACGGCGAACGTGTTCCACGCCTACACCGAGAACCTGCCGGCCGAGTGGGCCGACCAGCTGTTCGGCAAGCAGGTGTACGAGTCGCCGTACATGCCGGACACCACCACGTCGACGGCGGCGAACAGCGGCCTGGCGGTCGTGGGTGACTTCAACAACTACCTCATCGCCCGCCGCGGCGGCATGAGCGTCGAACTCATCCCGCACCTGTTCTCCACTACCACCAACCTGCCCTCGGGCACCCGCGGCTGGTTCGCCTACTCGCGGATCGGCGGTGGCGTGGTGAACACCACCGGGTTCCGTCTCCTGGTCAACACCGCCTGATGGCCGACCAGAAGAAGCCCGAGCCCAAGGAAACGCCGAAGCTGGCCCGGGCCGCGGAATCCAGCGACCCCGCCGTCCAGTTCCTCCTCGCCGAACAGGCCAGCTGGGGCTCGGTCGGCAACAAGGACAAGGTCGCCGAGATCGAGGCACGCCTCAACGAGCTCGGCTTCACCACCAAGTAGCAGCCCGGCCGCCCCGGCCACCATCCGGGGCGGCCGCACCCCTCCCTCAGGAGCAGTCGTGAACATCGTCTACGCGAAGGACTGGGTCCACGCCCCCGGCCCCGCCGGAACCCGCCGGTTCCCACCCGGCTCCCACTGGCCCGCCGACGACCCGTACGTGCGGGCGAACCCCGGCCAGTTCTCCGCCGACCCGCGCTACCACCTCGCGTTCACCGAGGCCCGGCCCGAGTACTTCGGTGACGCCGAGCGGACAACCGAGCAGGCCACCGCGGCGCCCGGCGAACGCCGCAACACCAACCGCCGCTGACACCGACCACCAAGGACACCCCTCCTGTGACCGACCAGCCCCCCGGCGGCGCAGTGGCCGTCGCCTACGTGCACTCCAACGAAGTGCACTACTCGTGGCACCACTCCCTCATCCAGCTCCTCGACCACGACCTCGCCAGCGCCCAGCGCATCTGGTCCGGCGGCTGGGTGTCCATCCGCTGCGGCACCGACGGCCTTGCCGACGCACGCAACCGGGCCGTGCGTGACTTCCTCGCCGACGGCCGCGCCGACTGGCTGTGGTGGATCGACACCGACATGGGCTTCGCCGCCGACACCGTCGACCGGCTCCTCGACGCCGCCGACCCGGCCGAACGCCCCATCATGGGTGCGTTGACGTTCGCCAACCGCGAGGTCGACAACGACGGCATGGGCGGGCGCAGGGCCCTCGCGGCGCCGGTCATCATGCACTGGCGCACCATCGACGGCGAGGACGGATTCGACACCCGCTGGGACTACCCGCGCGACACCGTCGTGCGCTGCGACGGCGTCGGCGCTGCCTGCGTGCTCATCCACCGAAGCGTGTTTGAGCGGATCGCCGCCCAGTTCGGCCCGAACTGGTACACCCGCACCCGCAACCCGTCCACCGGAGAGATGATCTCCGAGGACCTGTCGTTCTGCGTCCGCGCCGGCGCCCTCGACATCCCCATCCACGTCCACACCGGCGTGAAGACCACACACGCGAAGACGTTCTGGCTCGCCGAAGAGGACTACTGGCGGCAGCGGGCGCTCAACGCCCCGCCGCCCGATCTCGCG